AACACCCATCGTATTTCAGCCCTCTGTGCAAACTCCAAGAGAAAACGCCTCCCGGCACTTTACAGGCTGCTTGTCCCTAAGTAAACGCATATGGGGAAGCCTCCCCCCACGCTGCAAAGCCTTGCGGCTTTTCCGCTCTCCCCCCGCACCCCCGCACAGGCAAGAAAGCGCACTGCCCAAAGAAAGGCGGCACGGCGAGCGTGCCCCCCGGTAAAGTGAGGGGGCACTACAGCCCGCCGCGCAGCCTGCCTTCGGGCGCAACATAAAAGAAGAAGCGGCAGTATGCAGGTTTTGCGGTTTCCCAACACGCCCCCGCAGTTTACAAAGCCGCCGCCGCCGCCAGTCTAAGCCTTCGTTTTCAGCACAAGAACATTGCCCTTAGGCTGTGCGACCAAAAAACCGTCCCGCTTCCTAAAGCGCAAAAACAGTTCGCCGTACTCCATGCTTTCAGTCGTGCCGTCAAACTTCTTAATTTCAATCCCCTTGCGGTTCCCGTGCTGTATACGCTTAGGGTTCATAAAAACCGCAAACGGCTGGTTCGCTTTTATGTCCGCAAGCTGGGGCAGAATATTAACCTCATGGTAAGGATACAAATCCAGCCGCCCCGGCATCGCCTCCGTCGGCCGCCTCCAAATCGGCCTGCCCGTCGTGTCCTCAATGCTTGCAATGTGGTTAAGCACAGTCTCGTTAAGAAACCAAGCGCAATCCTTGCGCTCCTCGGCAGGAATCTTATACACGGCATCCCTAAAATCCTTCCAAGTCAAATCATTAACAGCCGCCCCCGCAATTTCAACTTTCGTAACATCCGCGCAGGCCATAGCCCCGCAGAACGGGTCATTGTCAGCTAACAGACACTGGCGGTCAAACTCCTGCCCGTAAACCTCGATAAACTCGTCAATGAACATCTGCCCCAAATCGACAAACACATCCTCCTCGAACTCGTCAAACCACGGGATATAACCCGCCAAAGTGTAGGCCTTCAGTTCGACACGCTGCGCCCCCTTCGGCTTGCTCCCTTTTATCTGCTGGCCGTAAGCGGTAAGCCAATGCAACTCAACACCTCCGCGCTCCCTAGTCGGCAAAAAAATAGAAGGGGCAAGCATAGGCCTGTGCCTGACCAAATTCATCATCACGCTTTTTTTAGCGGCGGCCTGCATAATTTCCGTTTCGTAAACCGGATTTATCAAATACTGGTCATTACCCGCCATATTCCCCATAGGCTCGCCCAGCGGAGCTTTCGCCACAGTCCAACCCTTTTCGCTCCATGAAACATCACGCGGGTTCGTCCAGTTATCCGATTTAACGTTAGGCGAAAACGCCAATTCCGCAAGCGTCTTATGGTTGCCAGCCCAAGCCGCAGAAATACCCTTGCCCAAATTGTGCAGCATTTCACGCCGCGAAAGTTCCCTGGGGCTTTTCGCTTGCGCCTTAATGTCATCGCGCAGCAACTTCACCGTGCTTTTTAAGGCTTCGACCTCCCCGGCTTCCTTTTCCGTCATCGCCTCAATCGTTTTAACAATGCCCTCAAGTATTGCTTTCTTCTCTTGAAAATAAGCCGTCGCAGTTTCCGTGTTGGCAAACCCGCAATGCTCGATTTTCTTCATCTCGGCTATTTTTTGTTTCACAGCCGTTAAAACTTCGCTCATACTTTTTCTCCTGTAAAATTATTGATAATGTTGCCCCAAAACGGAGGCAAACAAAATTCCTCTTTCGTTCCCGCCTTTGTCGCTTCTTTGTTTTTCGCAAGCGGAATTTTCGCAAGCGAAATTTCCGCAAGCGAAATTTCCGCAAGCGAAAACGGGTTGGCAGGCACGTTGCAAATCGAAAACTCCAACAGTTCTTGTTTTCGGAAAATCAAACAGGTTCCGTCCCTGCTGTTTTCTTTAGACGGAATTTCAATTTCGATAACGCGAAACCCGACAGAACCCGCCCTTATAACGCCGGCCTTCACCCTTTGCCCAATAGACCAGCCGAAAGGGTCATAGGATTTGTCGTTGAAATACACAAGCCCGTGCAACCCGTCCTCATCAACCCTTAACCCCTCGATTTTTCCAATCGCCGGTATGTCGTACCTGTGCGACCATTCAACAACCGGGTTTTCCAAATACCTTTTAAAATCCCAGCCCGCAGGGTCTATCCGCTCGCCCATGCGGTCAAGGTCAAACGTCGAAAGCGTCCACGGGTAGCCCTGCCCGCTCTCAACATCCGCCGTCAGGCGAAACGGCACAGAAGCAATCAGCTCTGCCTTGCCGGCCACCTTCTGCCGCCCCGCCGCTTCCCCGCGCACTCCCGAATAATCAAACAAAGCCGTTATCTGCCTGTTCCCGCTTTCTCTTTCGTTTTTAACCTGCATAGCCGTAAATCCTTTCGTTGTTTCTCATTTTTATCGCCGCCCATTCTGGCAGGCTTTTTTTTTTATTATTATCCGCGCCGTAAAACCTTATATCGCTTTGCGTAACAATCCCCATTTGCCAAGCAAGCGCGACCATCTCTTCACGGTTGCGGACATGAAATGTCTCATATAAAAATCCTATGTGGTTATAAACAGTTTTTTTCGTTATCCCTAATTCTTCGCCTATCCGTTGCGGCTCAAAACCGCAACATAAAAGTATTAAACATTCCTGCATTCTCTTTGTAACTTTGCTTTTCGTATCAGGCCATTCAGGGTGCAGGTCTATAAGCTCTTGAGTTTTAGGCGATATGTACGACTTCCCCTGCTTTATAATTTCTAAACCCTTGTGGAATTCTTCATACCCCTCCCATAAATTTGCATAAGAAGTCGCCCCGTGCCATATAAACCACGGCGCAAGGCTTTGCGGGTAATCGTAAACCGATATAGCGGCGATATTCAGCTTGGGAAACAGCCGGTGCAGTTCCCCCGTCATGTACGGCGTGCAGGCTTGATAAAACGCGCTGTCAATCATTAACAGCTTGGGCTTCTCTTTCCTTATCAAAAAATTCAACGCGTCTTTGTCTATATCAGTTACAATTACATCCTCAAACCCAAGTTTTTCAAGGCGTTCTTTGGTTTCCCGGTGTAACATTGTAGCCCTGCTAAGGAATATTGTCGCGCCCGCCATTACTCGCCTCCTGCCTTGTCAGTCGCAAGTAAATTTTTAGGCTTGTGCCATACATCGCCCCAGGGCTTAGGCTCTTTTCCTCTCTCTTTCAAAACATCGTTTATCGTTTTTATTCCCGCGTTTATCTCGGCAATGTCGCGTCGGCTTTGCGCGTCCTCGCTCTCTTGCAGTTCGGGAATATCCCACAAATCAAAAACGCCGCGCTCCTTTATTCCCAGACGCATAAAAAACTGCGCTTCAAGCGTTTGTTCAAATTGCCGCAAAATCGGAATTAAAGTATACTTCCAAAACGCGCTGTGCTGTTCCGCCGTGTCCTTGCCGGACAGCGATGTCGTTTTGTCATTTATGTTGGCAACTCTAGGCGGTATCCCGTACTTGGCAAGTATCGTGTACAGGTTCCAGCGTTTTAATTCAAACAATTTCACGACTTCAGGCGTGAACGATAACGCTTCAAAGTTAGTCCCCTTTCCCAACACGGCAATCTTGCGCCCCGCCTTTACCGCCCCATATTTGCTTTCCCAACGCCGCTCCAACTGGTCTGCTTCTTCCGGCCTTAAAGTTTGTTCGGTTTTAAGTATCCCCTGCGGAATCGCGTTATTCTTTAACAGTTGGCTGTTGGCTTTGTTGGCGTAAAAATCTTGTTCCAACTCAAGCGCGAGCGATATAAGCGGGTTCACCCCCCTAATCGGGTTCCACGGGTTCCAGTCCTTAAAATGTATTATTTCATCGCTTAATATCGGAATTATTTCCGACCCCGCATGGTAAAACCAGCGGCGTATTGTGTTTCTAAAATGCGCGTCAAGCCCGCCAGTTGTTTCACCTTCATGGCGCATTTTGCGCGGGTCTAACACATATATTTCTTTAGGCAGCCCGCCTGCGTAACCCGAACCGAACCACCAAAACGCTTCCCCCTCCAAATGCCACCAAGCGGCCGTGTCTTTCCATAGGTCATATCTGCTTGTGTACGGGTTAGGCCTGTGGAACAGATTGTAAATTTCCCCGCTTTCAACGTCGTTCCCTTGTAATTTTATAGTGAAATCCGCGCGGGCTATATTGCGGGCTAGTATGTTTACCGCTATATTCACCCATGCGTTTAATAAATAACTGTCCGCTATATTGTTTTCCCTTGCAAATATGCCGTAATCGTCATCGCTATACAATTGGCTCGCCATACTGCTTTTAACTGCATTTTGTTCGCGGCTGTTTTTATTCTGTGTTATTTTTGCAGTCAAAAGCTTAAATATATTCATAACATTACCACGCCCTGCTGAATGTCGGAAAAAACGGCGTATCGAAGCGCGTCAAGATAATGGTCATTCGTTTTGACAATCTGCCCAGCTTCGTCCCTGCAATAGTCCCATATTTCAGACAGCAACCCGACGCACTTTTCGCTAATGAAAAACTGCCCGCGTTCAATCTTCGCGTTAATGTAATCAATGCCGCTGTCCACGCTGTTATTCGCTTTCACTCCCCCGGTAATTTCTTGTATACGCTCCCCGCCCGCCGGGTCGCAGTACACGGGGTAGCCAATACCGTCTTTTGCGTCCAGCCAGCCCCTTGCTTCCAATTCCGCATTGAAGCTCTTTGTCGTCATGTTGAACGCGCCGTAATCGCAAAGCGCGTATACGGCATCGCCCAGCCAGCCAATCTTGACAAAAGTAATGTTAAGCCCGAAATCCTGCCCGGCGGCGTATCGGTCAAACACTTCGGGCATATCGCTTTCTTTAACAATCATCGTTTCGTCAAACCTGTCGTATATCACGCCCTCGGCTTTCACCCAAAGCCCGTCCCTAAACCTTGCCCGTTGCTTTTCCGGCAAAACATCGAGTATGTCGCCGATATAGTCTTCTGGCAGATTGTCCCTGTTGTCTTCGGAGTTTAACATCATTGAAGCGTACAAATGGGCTTTTTCAAGCGGCTCCCCGGTTAAAAACGCGCGGTTTAACACAAAGACTTTATACGCCCAATGCAAAGGGCTGCCAGGGTTGCAGTCGTAAAAAAACAAGTTGCGGCATCCTTCGATGCGCATCGCAAGCCTGGAATATGCGGTAGTTACCGCCGCGTAGCTTAATTGCGAAATCTCGTTAAAATATATCGTGTTGTATTCATGCCCTAAAATCTTATCCGCCTGTTCCCTGTCGCCTAATCCGCCAATCCATATTTCAGAACCGTTAAACAGTGTCAAAACACTCTCGTGTACATGATAAGTATAGCCGCCAGTTCCAACCGTATTGTTCAGCCACGGCAACAGCGTTTCCCGCAACACCGATGAACGCGCATCCTTCGCGCGGTATCTGCATATCAGGTGGCGGCTTCCGCTGTATCGCAATGCGCGGAACAATATTGCCATAACCAACACGGTTGTTTTCCCAGACCTCGAACCGCCGAAAAGCAGGACGTGTTTCGCGCCGCTTTTAAGCAGGTTTAAGGCTTGTTTCTGCACCGCTGTCGGTTTAAATACTAGTGCCGTTCGCATCGTTTTCCTCTCCTGTTCCTACAGTCCATGAAAGTCGCTGGCAAAACATAATTCACCTTGTTTGCCCGCCTCTTTGCCGTCTGTTGTCGCAAACCCGGCGGCTTCCCTTTCCGCTTTTATCGCCGTCTGCACCCATTCGCTTACATTCCCCTGCGTCAGTTCTTCGGGGTTCATTGCGTCCAATTTCTTGCTAATCACTTCCAGCATTTTTCCTGTTACTTCCCTGTGCTTTTCCCCTTGAGCTTCAATGGTTTTCCTAAGCTCCGTTTGTTTTAATTTCTCCATGTAGCGGTCGTAATCTGCCGCCCTTTCTTTCCAGCGGTTTTGCGCCGCCCAGTTGCGCCATACCCTGTACTTCTTTTCGCGCCGACCTTCGTCAGTTTCCACGCTGTCAACAGCCTTGCGGATATTCCTCGCCGCCCCGTAATCCCGGAACGCGCAAAACGCGACATACGCGGCACCCGTTTCCCCCGGCAGCCGCTCCCAGCTTTCAAAGGGAAGAATGGCGGCTTTCGCTTCCTCGATTATCTTTTCAAAGTCTTTCATGCTTCCCCGCCGCCGAATAAATCCGCTTCTTGTTTTCCCTTGCGGCTTTCAACGCATTCCGCCGCCCGCTGTTCAACCCACTTTGCAATTTCGCTAGGCTTGTAGCGCACCGCCCTTATTATCTTGTGATACGGTATTTGTCCCTGCATCGTGTACCGCCTTATCGTCTGTTCCGACAATCGCACCATTTCCGCCACTTCTTTCGCCGTCATATAACTCCAGATTAAGCCCCGCGCTATGCGCGGGAGAATAGAATAGCGGAAGCGGTACACATGATAAAAAGCCCCCCTGTGATAAAATGACGAAGGTT